GGTTATCAAAAACGAAACCATACGCCGCGCCCCCGTAGACACTGGCAACCTTAGAAAAAACATCATTACCAAGCGCGTAACAAAAACGCCTCTTACCTCCCAGTTTTTGGTCACGGTAAGGCAAGGAAAAAAGACTAAAAAGCAAATAGCCCAAGGCATTGGGGACGCTTTTTATGCAAAATTTGTAGAGTACGGAACAGTTAACGCACCGGCAAAGCCATTTATTCGGCCTGCTTTCGAGAGTGGAAAAGAAGAGGCCGTAAATGCAATTAAAGATCGACTTTCAGCAGGCATTGCAAAGGCCACAAAATGAGCACGCAAAACGATATTGCCATAGCCATTAAAGCATCGCTAAACCCGCTGGTTTCAAGCCGCGTCTACCGCTTGATATTCCCGCAACCTCCAGCCGCCCCGGTGTGGCCTGCCATTCGCTATACCTTTGTTAGCACAACGCCAGAGGCGACATGGTGCGACGATACAGGGGAGGAAGGCGCAGACTACCGTGTTCAAATAGACGTAGTAGATTTGGAAAGCAAAGGATTTTCCTCTTTCATTACGCTTTGCAATGGTGTAAAATTGGCAATGCGTAATTCTGTGCCGTTGTACCACTTAGAGACGCAATTAGAAGATTTTGACGCAGAGACAAAAACTTTACGTATGATTTTGGAGTACAGCGTTGTTCACAGTTTTGTTTAACCGCCGAGAGGCTTTTTAAGAAGGTGTTTTTATGACTACAGGTATCGTTATCAAAGGTCGCCGCACTACGTTTGCGGTTGGTACTTCTACTGGCACTGCTATTGCAATTACTAGCATTAGCAACGCAACCGAAGCGCTGGTAACCACTACCGCCGCGCATGGCCTAACTGATCAGGCCGTCGTAGTGTTTTCAGGTGTTGGCGGCCTTACAGAGCTTAACGGCTTGATTTTGCCTATAGATGTACTGAGTACCACGACCTTCAAGATCATTAAATACAACACCCTAAACGCGCCCACGTTTACCACTGGTGGAACCGCCGCGCCCTACGTGTTTACCAATCATTGCGAGCTGACAGGCCTTACATCTACGACTGGCAGCACGCCAGAACAAGACGATTCGACATGGTGCGACGACATTGTAAAAATTGGTTTTGGTAAACCAGACCCCGGCAGCGTTACGGTCAACTACAATTATGCCGATACGCTAGTTACGCAAACGCTAGAGGCATCACGCGATGCGGCCACATTGGTGGTTATGAAAATCGGTTTTCTGGATTACCCTTTCAAGCGCTTTGAAATTGGCACCGTAACGCAAACCAGCGCAGGCATTAGCGATGCGAATAATGGCAAGTGGGAAGGCACTGCGCAGATTCGCCGTCGCTTCAATCCTGTTAACGTCAACATCACGCCTTAAACCATGAAAAAAACCTTATCAGAAACTGGCTTTGACAAAACCGCCTTTATGGCGGCGATGCGAGCCGCTGCAAACCCTAAGCCGCTACAAATTGATGTTGATGGTTTGGGTGTGTGCTACGTTCGTGCCATTACAGCAGGGCAGGGCAGTGAGTTGGCTGGAATGGATAGCGTAGACAAAAAATATGAAAACGTCAGAAACGTTGCAATTGTTTTGTGTGACGCTGACGGCAACTTGCTTTTTGATGCAAAAAACGAGGGCGATTTAGAGTTGCTTTCGCAACAAAAGGCGGGCGCTATTAACGCTATTTTGCAGGCTGCAAACAAGCACAACGGCTGGAATAGTGAGGCCGTAAAAAAAGGCTAACGCCCCGGCGTGAATTCCTTATTGAATTGGGGTTTGCGCTTGGGCGTACATTGGCAGAGATAGAGGCAATGCCAGAGCGGGATATACAGTTATATCTCGCATATGTAGCAAAGCGGCCATTACCTATTAGAGTTTTGGAATTGCAATTAGCGCAGGTTTCGCAGACAGTAATGAATATGGCAAGCGATAAAAACAATTATAAAATATCAGACTTTTTGTTGCATGAGGTAAAGGCAGAGGAAACAGAAAGAGACGAAAAAGAAGCGGCGCGTAACATGGCTATTTCATTAGGCTTTAACCCGGAATAAGATAATGGCAAGTATTGGCGATCTAAATGTAAACCTTGGGCTTAATGCAAGCAAGTTTACAGAAGGCTTTAAACAAGCAATTAATGATTCTGATGCGTTTTCTGCAAACGTAAAGTCTTCAATCAATGATATTGGTACGTCTGACTTTACTAGCTTTTCTAAAAACTTCGGCAAGGCGCTAGGTGTTTCCGCTGCAAAACTTACCGAGTTTGTAAAAGAGTCCAGCTCTGCGGTTTCCGATGCTGCAAAAGGTATCGGCATAGGGCTTGCAATTGGCATTTTTAGCGCGACAGCAGCGGCGGTATATAGCGCTTACCGCATTGTTAAAGGTACGCTTGGTTTTATCACCGGTCTAATTAGTGGTGAAACTTACAAAAGTGCAAATATAGACTCTTTGATACAGGCCAATAATGCTGTATTAAATATTCAAAAAACGCTAGCTATATCTACCGTAGAAGCGCAGGCTCTTGGTGATGCAATTGCGCGTATTGGTGGTGATAGAAACTCCATTGTTTCTGTCTATGAAAAAGCAGCCATTGCAATTAGAGAAAATTCTGACGAGCTTGATAGGCTTGGCGTAAAGTACAAAGATTCAAACGGGCAGCTTTTAACACAGCAAACATTTTTAGAGAATGTAAAAATTCGCCTTGATAAGTACACCGAAGGCTATGACCGTAACGCGGCCGCTGTAGCTATAGGCGTAGGCAGCTATGCTGATGTTGTATCTGCATTAAAAATAACTGACGCGCAATTATTGCAATCGGAATCTAGGCTTAATGACTATCTTTTATTGATCGGCCCGCAAACAGCAAAAGCCGTAGGCGAATACGAGCAGGCAATGCGTGATTTTGGCAATGAAACCACTTTAACCAGTCAGGGGTTTAAGCGCGCAATTGCAGATAACATTATGCCGATTTTGACAGACTTGGCTAACTTTTTTAAAGATGGCTTTCCCTCTGCTGTGCGATTTTTTAGGAATGAATTGTCCTCTATTACAACTGGCTTTTATATTATAAAGTCTGGGGTTTTTATTGTTACGGAGTCAATCCTTGCAAGTGTAGAAGCCATTTACGAAGGTGTGCGCGGCGTTGGTTCTGGAATTGCTAAGGCAATATCCGGGGACTTTGAAGGCGCTGCAAACGCTATTTCATTAGGCGTAGAAAAAGCATCTAAGCGCTTTTCTCTTGCGAAACAAAATATAGAGGCTCAAAATGCCTCTAACATTACAGCGTTAAAAATTGCAACTGGCGAAGATAGCCGCAATGCTGGCTCTATTTCTGATGGCCGAAGCAAGGCATTAGGAGACAGAACCTTTGGTGATATTTTTAAACCAAGGGGAAAGCCAGTAAGCGCAGCTATTGAAAAAGCAAGCGATTACGCCGCGTTAAACAAACGCATAAGCGAAACCCTAGCCCTTCAATCGGAGGAAATTAGGTTAGGCCGAGAGCTGACTACGCAGGAATCATTCGTTGCAAAGCTACAGGCTGACATTGGACTATCTAAGGTTGCCTTAAGTGCTACTGAAATAAAAGCGCTTAACGATAAAATTGCATTATATAAACAGCAAAATGCTGAAATTGTGCGCGTTAATGCGAACCGTGAGAACGAAAAACAGTACTCAGAGTATTTTCAAAAGGGTTATGCACAGGAAGCGATAGATATTGAAACAGCTACAAAGGCTATAGAGCAACGCGATAAAACCGCAAGCCGTAGTCTTTTTGAGCGCATTCAAAACATGACTTTTGAGAACACGCTTATCGGGCAAAATGCAGAGCAGCGACAACTATCGATTGCGCTGAATGAGATAGAGCGCAGCGGTATTAAAAAGAACACCGAGGCTTACATAGAAGCGCAGGTAACGCTCGGTAAATTGATTGCAGATTCAAAGCGCCTAACCGAAGTGCAAAAAAGCATAGACGAAATAAACACCGTTGGACGTACCATTTTTGAGAACGTTTTAACTGGTGCTGAAAAGCCTTTCGACGCATTGAAAAAGCTGAT